TCCACGCCGGTCTCGGGGTTGATGCCCACATGGACCGTCCCCCCCGGGTCCAGGCTGGGACCGGCGACGCCCATTGTCACCAGATACCGGGCACGCTTCGCCTCGGGGACGATGTCCTCGTTGAGGAAGTCGCCCCAGGAGTAGGCCCAGTCCTGGCCGGCGTGGTCGGGGCCCACTCCGAAGCCGAGCATCCGGCCCACAGTGATGCCTCCGGTGTGACCCTGTGCCTGCTCCTTGCGCCAGTCCAGGGGCCGGGGCATGGTCCGGGTGGTCAGGGAGTTGGGCTCGAACACCCGGATCCTGCGGGGCTCCCCGGTGGGCAGGCCGATGGGCGCCATGGGGCTGGCCCAGGTGTACCGACCCAGCTCTGGCTGCTTGTCGATCAGGGCCTGGGCCGCGATCAGGTACTTCGGGTCGTCGCTGGTGACCATGGATGCGGTCAAGCTGTGTCCGTGACCCTTGCCTGGAGGGGCACCCACCGCCTTCTGGTGCAGGATGTTGCAGAGCCCTTCCGGATTCTTCGGGAAGTACTTCCGGAGGTTCCTCACGCAACGGTCAAAATCATGGGGCATATGCCAGCGGATTTTTGCCGCACCTTTTCCGGCCAGCCAGTAACGCTGCAAAGCGGCGGGCATTCCACGAGCAGGGTTCGGGTCGACCATTACCCCTCCTCGTTCACGATCACCAGGTTGCAGCGACAACCGCAGACCAAGTCCGCTGGTGCAATTGGATCACCTGGGAACATCATTGGGAAGTCGTCCATGTAGAACGGCATGCTCAAGTCTCGCGTTTCACCGTCGACTTCCCGGTGCGGAGTTCGTACACGCAAATCATCCCGGGTATCCCAGCGCTTGCGAAGTAGCCGTCCGGTCACCCGGGACTGTTCCATCCCCGCTGCCAAGGTCCCTGCACCATAGGCACGTGTGGTCTCTGTCTGAGCAATTACTTTGGCCCGGTTCGGCCACCGCTCGGAGTCTGTGTAGGTGAGTACACGATCCACGCGCTCAGCCACCTGCCCCAGTGATTCACCAGCATTGACGGCGTCAGTGATCTCGGCGAAGACCAGGTTGTATACCTCATCTGGGATCCGAACCAGAAGGTTCTCTGTCTGCGCAAGCGAGGCGACGATAAAGCTGTGGCGAGAGACTGGTGGGACGTCGGTCGCCTCGGACCAGGCGTTGATGGAGATGCGCCCGATGGTGGTGAGGATGGTTTCAAGTTCACCCTGCCAGTCCTGCTGCGTGGAGTAGATGGCTGTCGGGTCCGGTGGGATCTTGTGCTGACGCCAGGGAGCCATAACCGCCGACCGCGCCTTCGCCAACCAGTTCCGCAGAGCACCGGCTACCACCCCTCGCAGGTTCTCCTCATCCTCACGGCGTGGCATTGAGGAACCCTGACTTGTTCAGGTATTCGCCCAGTAGCTCGACCCGGTGCGGGATGCCGCGGGTCAACAGGGTGGAGCAGTACTGGTCGAGTGCCGCCTTGAGTCCGGTGACGTCGAGGGTCGGGTCGACCTGTTCCGCCAGGACGGTGAGGTGATCCCAGGCCCCGTTGAGGAGTCGGACCGCGTGGTCGTCACCGTTCACTTTGATCTTGGTGTGGAACTCGTAGGCAGGGCAGGCGAACTGGTGCCGGTGGGAGTTGCCGGCCAACCTCTTCCCAGCCAGCTCCATGGCCCGCAGGACCGTCGCGTTGGCGATGACGAACAGGTTGATAGGCGCGACCGAGGCGGACGCGGCCAGGCCCACTGGGGCAGCGGCCGGCGGCGGGCCACCGGGTGCGTTCTGGGCCTGCGACTCGACCGGCAGGGCCTGGCCTGGCACGGTGGAGATCCCGGTGGGTGGGGCCGGTGGAGGAGGCGGCCCGGCCCCACCCTGTTGAGGAAAGACCGTGTCCGGGGGCAGCAGCTCGTCGGAGATCCCGGCCAGTTTTCGAACGGCGGGGACCTGGAACAGGTTGGCGTCACGCAGCATCAGTTCCCGGATGAAGAGCTTGTTGTCTTCCTCTTCCTCGGGTACGTCACTGAGCTTCAGGTCGTTGAGGGTGATGACCGTTTCCCGGCTGACGATCCCTTCCTTGTACATCTCCCGGGCTTCCTTGCCCCGCTCGGGACGCACGACCAGGGGCGCGGTGTCGTACCAGAAGACGTAGCGGTCCGGGTCCTCTTTGATGACCTTGAGGGCCGGGATGAGGTAGGCCTTGGTGATGGCGTCACAGATCCGGGTCATCAATGGTTCGATATGAACCTTGATCTGCCCCTCCATGATTTGCCAGGCCCCCCAGTGATTAGCCTCCCCTGCTCCACTGAGGATCGAGGGGTCCACGTCCATGGAGGTGGCGAATCTACGGAGTGCTTCCTGGCGTAGCTCCAGGGCCTGGTGGCTCAGCTCGGAGCCGAACTGGATCAGGTCAATCTTCCCCAGGGCTTCCAGGGGCATCTCCACGATCATGGGGATGACTCCGGCGGCGGTGCCTTCACCTTTCAGGGACCGGGACCCAGCCTTCATGATCGCCTGGGTCAGGCCTTCGGCGCCAGGGATGTCGGCGTCCTCGTCCGGGAAGCTGACCTCCTTCGGGATGGGCAGCAGGCCCGCGGAGACAAGCCGGGAGTCGATCTGGCTAAACACGTACCGGGTCAGCCGTTCGATCTCCCACAGCATCGGCATGGCGGCCCGGGTCGGGGACTGGGCCCACATGGTGCGGCGGGGGTGCGGGGTCCAGACCCGGATGATCATGTCCGTCTCGGGGTTCAGCTTCTCCGGCTCACCGAAGTAGTTGGTCATCTCAATGACCCCGGTGCGGGTGTACTTCTTCAGCTCCGAGCAGGACAGGACGAACCACTCGTCCGACTCGGGGTCACTGGTTCCACGCCCGATGATGTACGCGTCCCCCACCAGGGTCAGGTTGATCCCCAGCAGCCGGATGGCTTCCTGCTTCTGCGTCGGCCCCCCGAACAAGGTGTCCGCCAGACCAGCCACCTTCGGCTTGGTGCACTCCTTCTGGACCCGTCCATTCTTGTCAACCTCGGCCACATAGATACGCACCCGGGAGCAGGCCGACCCGATCCAGTCAGCCAGGAACCGCAGCTCCCCGATGACGTCGTACAGGCGCCAGATCTCCGTCTGCCAGGACTGGTCGCCGAACTTGTAGATCTGCCACGCCCGCCCCTCCAGGTTGCGTATCCGGGACGCGGAAGCCACAAGGCTTGCCCCCGAGTCGTGCACGACGTCAGGGACTGGTGCCGCGATGGCTTTACGCCGACCCAGGGCCACAGGGTTACTCCTTGCTGGTGGGGTTGAGGAGTCCGGCCACATGGGACGCGGCGGGTATAGCAAGAACTGCTATGACCCAGACGTTAGGGAACAGGACAGCCACCGGCATGACCGGGAGGGCTATCCAGATACTGGTGCACCAGGGACAGTGCACCAGGTATGACATCTTCGATTCAGGACCCCAGCGTGTGACCACCCAGCGCCGGTATCCCACGGTCAGGAAGTCCTCGACGAGTAGCCGGGTAATCCGGGCTACTGCCAAGGCAGCAACGACCAGGGAAACAACGATCACGCCTTTACTCTAAAGGCCCGTCGATCACAAGGGCTAGAACCCGAGTGAATCCAGCCCGTAGAGGTCCTGACTCAACTGGAAGTCGTAGTCGTAGGCATTCCCGACCCGCATCCGCTTCTTCTCCCCGGACATCAGCTTCAGGCAGGCGTGGACCATGGCGTCCATGCGGTCCGGTGACTCCTGGGTGGAGGCCGGATCGAACCGGACCATCTCCTTCTCCAGCTCGTCGTGATACCCGACCATGTGCAGGCGCCCCTGCTGATTACGCATTGCCACCGGCTCGGCCCGCGTCTTCTTGCCGTGCTTCGCGTGCACGGATTCCAGGGGGGCGGAGGTGTGCTTCGGGAACATCCCCTTGTCCCGGCATTCCTTGTACGCGTCTTCGAGGACTTCCCGCAGGAACCTTTTACCGAGGTTCTCTTCGTACAGAACCAGGTCGGCCCGGTATTCGGCACAGGCCCGCCACAC